TCTACTACGGGAGCCGATTCCTGCACGGGTGGCTCCTCAGTAATTGTTTGTTCAACGGGCTGTTCTGCGACAGCTTCTTGTTGTTCTACAGGCGCTTCAGTTGTAGTTTCTGAAACGGAGTTCATAGATGCAGCAAGGTCCTCAGGATTACTGAAGACCTTCATACCGCCAATCTCTTCGATTGTATTTTCCATTATAATGTATTATTTGATTTGTTATCCTTTCTGTCGAGGAGCAAAATAGCAGATGCAACTTCCAGTATGAAGCTCCACATAATCCCACTTACCGTAGATAGTGAGGCCCTTTGGGAACGTGGCCCCAGACGATCCAACACTGAGATCTACGGCATTTGCAGCCGTTCCAAAACCGCTAGTGGTGTTGTCATGGTCGTTTTCAGCGGTCACTGTACTCACTGATCCGATCTCCCCGTTCATATTCTCCAGAGCCTGAAATTGAGTATCTGTAAGAAACTGAATAGCAGAGATGTATCGCGTAGCGCTACCACCATTCAAGTCAACGTTAGCGCCGTCACCAGTGATGAATGAAGATCCAAACTGGCCAAAGGCCATCATGTTCGCTGTTGAAGCTTGTGAAGTATTATCAGCCATGTCTTAATTATTACGTTCCTGAGCCTCCGAAGATTACTGAAGAGTTGTCGTTTCCAAACACACCGTACTCAATCAAGGTGTCAACCCTTGTGGCATATACTGCGACAGTCTTGTCTACAGCAACGGGGATGAATGCAAACTCACCACCCCCAATCTTTGCAGAGAGAGCGGAATCGCTTTCGGTTTCGTTTCTAAGATAAATGTAGTCCTCAAGCTCTCGCGCAAGGTTTTTAATATACAGATACGCCCTCTCGCTCTTGTCGTTGGCGAGATAGACAATCATGTCGTTTGTGTCTGCAGCCGTACCTTTTACTTTGGCCCTAATCAAAGACCCAGAGTCTACGTCCAAATCTACACTAGCCAGAAGGCTGAGATTTGAGCTGAGAACATCATCACTTGCCAGTGTTAAACTTGCTGAAAGAGTAGCCATTATTCGTGCATTAGCATGTATTCGACTGTAAGAGCAGAGCTTACACTCGGAGTGTATTTGAAATCATTTGTATCAGCATCAGCGCCGTAAGGCAAAAAAGCCCAATCACCTGCATAAAGCCGACCAATGGCCTCTGAGTTCATGATAATCGTGATATACTCTGAAGCTGTAGTGCTGAGGTTTTTGATGTAAATCTTCCCAGCCATGTTATCAGTGTAATCAGCTCCATCGAAAAGAGTAACAGTCGCCGTAGCAGATGTAGTCTTTCTTGCAAGACCAGTAGTTTCAGTCAATCCAGTTGACGTGCCCGCCTTTGTAAGAATCGCCGTAGTAGACAAGGCAAGCTGATCAGATGTAAGATCAGAGCTATTTAGGGAAAGTGATGCTGTTATTGTAGCCATGTCTTAAATCTTACCCTTCGTGAAAAATTCCAAACTCGTAAGACATGCCATTGGCTGAAGTAGTAGCCTTGATGTCCTCCGTGCCGTCAAATGGAATAAGCATCCAATCATCAGGAAAAAGCCTTCCGATAATCACGTTTGTGCCGATCTCCATCAAAATGTAAGTGTCAGCACCAGTAGTAGACGTGTTCTTGAAATACAACTTACCAGCCTGATTATCAGCGTATTCACTAGCCGCAACGATTGAAATATCAGCGGTAGCTGAGTCTTTCTCAACTCTCGAAATGCCAGTGAACTGCGTCAAGCCCACACTTGATCCTGCTTTCAAGAATGTAGTAGAAGCAGAAAAGGTAGCCCCTCCAGTAAAGTCTGGAGCGCTTAGAGTAAGTGTTGCTCTTGTTGTTGCCATTTTGGTTCTTTATTACGATGCGGCTGATTGAGAAATTACAGCAAACTCTACAGTGACGCCTGCATCACTAGTGTCAATGTCAATATCCAACGTCCCATCATATGGGAAGAAGCACCAATCCCCAGGGTAAAGTCTACCCAAGGGTTCGTTTGCACTAGAGTCAATATCAACTGTTACAAACTTGGTCCCAGAAGTGTTTGCATTTCTAATGTAAACCTTGTGGGCAACAGTCGTGTCTGCGTAGTCCGCAGCAGCAATGATGTTTTTATCACTCTGGGCTGCAGAAAAAACAAGAGTAGTTACTCCTGTAAACTGATCCAAACCAGTAACATTCGAGTCTGCCTTTGTCAAGGTAGCAGTGCTGGTGAGGTTTGTCGCATCCCCAGTAATATCACTAGTAAGTGTTATGCTTGCTGTTGTTGCCATTGCATTTTATGTTTGACACAAATATAGTGATTATTTCTTTTTGCCTTTGCCACTCTTGCCTGCTCTGATTTTGGCAGCTTCTCTTTTGCCAAATGCAGACTTCACTCTAGCCATCGCCCATGCGTGCTGAGATACTTTCGGTCTGTTGCCAGAACTCATGTAAGCAGCAAGTCCTCTTCTGTAAACCTGCTTCTCTGCAGCATCAAGACCAGACATCCCGCCTTTCGTCTTGCCTCCCTGCTTGTAGCTTGGCCCCATAATAGAAGGCTCTTTCTTCCTCCTCCCTTGAGACCCTTGAGAAACTGGCGTAGATCCGTGCTTTCGCTCGCCGTGATCCCTGGTATCTTCAGGGGCAATCTGAGGCTTACGTTTTGAGCTGGAAGCTTCAAGGCGCTTCAGCAATGTACCAACCTTGCCGCTTGGGTTTGACTTCTTAGCTTTCATTACATACCCATAATTTTCTTGGCTCTAGCTCTTTGCTTTGGGTCTTTTAAAAGAGCTGCCATAAGGCTACCACCATCTTTGTAAACTTTTCCGCCAGCCATATACATTGGCATCTTACCACCACCTGGCATCTTCATGTGCATTTTGCCACCACCTGGCATTTTCATTGGCATCTTACCGCCACCTGGCATTTCTTTCATTCGCATGCCTTTCATTCCAAGGCCCTTCTTTTTTTTGTGATACATGTGTTTAGATTTTATCGCGTTGTTTCATAAGTCTTTTGAGTCGAGCTTCTACAGCGGGTGGGAACCCCTTCTTTTTTCTTTGAGCTTTAGTTCCTCTGTGCTTTTTGTATATATCAGCGATCTGCTGCATAAGCCTTTTCCTCTTAGATACATCAGCACTGCCTCGTGTATACTTGGGATTGAACTTCATGCCTTTACCTGCAGCAGCCTTAAACACATGTCGGCCCTTCTCTACAGAGGAATCTTTGTCATAGACAAGCTGTCTTCCAGCCCCTTTGCTTGCTTTGGCCTCTGCTGATGCCTTAGCATCCCCAGCAAGAGTGGAGTATGTTTTTGGGGTCTTACCGCCGCCCTCGTACTTAACGGAGTCTTTCCTTTTTGTTACTCTTGGCATTATATTACTTTTTAGGGTGATTTACCAACTTGAAGTCTGCCTTTGGCACTGCGCCTGGATGTGGCTTGTAGTCTCCCTTCATAAGATAGTATCTCCCACCCTCAAGCATCCAGTGATGTCCCTTAGGCGGATCAATAGACACTTTCTTGTTTGAGATAGAAAGCTTACCCCCTTTCTTGTATTTGATAGTTTTCATTAGCAGTTCCACTTTCTAAGCGCCTTATTGATGCGAGAGTTTGGATCTCGCGCAGTCTTAGCACTTGTGAGTCTTTTCTTCATACCTTTCATTCGAGCACAGAAAGACTTCCGTCTCTTTGCGTCCTTGCTTCCAGCCTTGAGCTTAGAAGGTTTAGTAGTAACTGCAGTCTTCAGCTTGCTTCCAGGGTTGGCTGCGCGATACCTTCTAACGCCTTTTGCCGTCAAGCCACCAGAAGCGGACTTATCTCCGCTCTTTACAGAAAACTTCTTGGGCATCCTGCCCTTTCTTTTCTTTACTCGTGGCATATGACAAATATAAACACAACGATTTATACAGTGATCTGAACTGACACCTCAGACGAAGCATCGAGAACAGGCATTGTAACTGTTGAAGAAGCATCATCAGCAACAGAAATCTCAGATTGAATTCTTTGTATCTGCGGAAGATTTATTGTTACTTCAGACATCGTTACACAAATCTTGTTGTCACGTCTTCATTGACAATGAACGAACCTCTAACCCATGTTTGCACATTACCTATTGCGCCACTAATAATGGTGTTTGCCTGCAAGTCGTATACATAGACACCACTTGCAATTTTAGACATTTCCTCAGCACTAATAATTATTCTAATCTTTCCGTCAGAACCGTCTGATGTCACGTTTTCAATAGTTACGTTGCTAACCCTGTCCCTGCGTGCATTGCTATTGGTCGAAAGTCTTGCGTTATCTCCGTCATCGGTTGCAAAATCTCTCACTTCAAAGCTAAACGTATAAACAGGAACTGCGCCGTCTATATCTCCAACATTGATCACGGTGCCAGTAGAGTCCTTAAAGGTTAAGGTCAGAGTAAAAGTATCACCCTTGCGACAAGTGATGTCTAGCTTTTGAGCTACGTCTAGATTTACTGAAGACATTATCTGTTTATCATTAGGTTGGGTTGAATATCATCCTGTACAGGACCTCGCTCTCCTTTTCGCTGAGACATAAGCTTGCTTTGCTCCACCGCCTGCTTGGTCACCCTCTTATCCTTGCGGTCCTCTTTGAACGTTTCAAGCTTTTCTCTGAACTGCTGATCGTCTTCTTTGAACCCAAGGGTGGCCTGTGCTTTGATGATCTCAATCTCTTTTCTCATCTCGTGCAAAGCTTGAGCAACTTGTATCTCGCTCTGAGCCTTCAGCTGAATCTTCTGAGCCTCTAGCTGAGCTTCTGCTTGCAACTTCTGAGCTTCAACCTGAGCTGAAGCTTGCTGCTGTTGCATCGCCATCTGTTGCTGCTGCTGAGCCAGCTGCTGCTGCTGTTGCATGGACTCGGCCTTTCTCTTCTTTCTCCTTACAATAAGGAGTCTCTCTGCTTGATTGACATCCTTCAAATCTCTTATGGCCATAGCATCCTCTAGATCTATTTCTTTCTGACCCAGAGATATTTGAATCATCTGCTCTATCTCGGCCTTCTCCCTCTGCTCCATCTCCTTCACCACGGTGACACCGAAGTTGTACATCTTGAGATCGCTGAAAGATGAAAGCACTTTCATGTTTGCCTCTCCAACGGCGTTTTGATACACCTTGAAAAGAACTGACTCCATGGGCAATATCTGAAGACACTTTACAACATCTTGACACACCTGCTTAAACAAAGTCATAGAGGCGTCAGTAATGTCGTATGTAGCGTTGTTGCTTGCCTGGATAGCTTGCTCTCTAACGCCAACCAACGCATCGGACTTTGGTGTAGACCCGTCAGTAACCTCATTGATACCAGTGGTATCTCTGATAAGTCGCAAGTAGTGGTTGTACAAGCCAATAAGCTCGTTGATGTTTCTGATGCTATTTCCGATCTCTCGGATAGGTGGGTTCTGAAAACCACCGTCTGGATTTTTACTCCTGTAGTAGAAGACACCAGTCTGCTCGTAAATATCATGGAGATCCAAAGGCTGGAGCTCCCCAGCTTTACCAAGCTGAACGTTCTCCAATCCTTCAATATCAATGATCAAGCCATCAGGCTTTGCCTTTGCTATGGCCTGTTGAAGCTTCAAGTGAGTAATCTGAAGCATATCAGCAAACCCGATGCAGCTGTCAACCATCGACTTGGGAACCATATCCCTCAAGTTCGCTGCCGACACCGAGTATGAAAGCTTGGCTTTCGATATATCATGAGCATTTTTGGGAATGTTCATCTTTTTCCCGTACCCATACAAATGCTTTGTGTTCAGTACATAGCTGCCTCCGTAGATGCACTCAACCTCCATCTTGTATGGAGTGCGCTTAAATACACTGCCTGGCTTTTCTCTGTAATCAAAGCCCTTGAAATAGAATCCGCTGTTGCCAAATCTATTCTCCTTTTCCTCGAAGTAAATGCACTCAACTGACTTATACTCAAAGTCTAAGACTTCAACTAGATACTCATCGTAGTCGTAAGTATTTCTCTTAGACATCTCATCGTATCTTCTTTTGTGAAGATTCGCGCTGTTGTTTCCGTATTTGCCAGACACAGACTTGGCGATCATCGCAAAGTCCTCTTCAGTAAGATCGTCACCCGCAAGCCGCTTCAGCTCTTGTATAGTAATCTTCTTGATGTGACCAGCGTAAGACAAATCCTTGAATGAAGGGTCGTCCGTAAAGCTGTGAACAAAGTTAGATGGGTCCACATACTCAGTAGCGATACCATAGTTGGGATCGTTGTGTCTTTTGACTACGGCCATACCGCAGATAGCGACATCGTTTACGCATCTTCTAAACGTAGAGTCAAAAAAGTCTGACCAGTTTAGCGTCAGGTTTATACCAAGCTGAGCAGCAATCTCTGCATCCGTCTTGATATTTGTCCCCATAAAAATCTCAGCCTCTTCCAGAGTATCAGGAATTTCAGAAGGATCTTTCTTGATGATAAGACCAGACTCTTCTTTGAGGATTTCAAGCTGCTTTTTTGCTTTGACCTCTGCCTCCATCCTCCTCTTCTTCTTGTCTTTCTCCGAGGAGGACAGGGGGTCTATCGCTTCAACGTTTGGATAGGGGCTTTTAGAAAGCACGTTGTTTGCTACAATTCGAACAAACTTGGGAAGTATTGGAACTGGAGTAAAGTCCAGGTTCAACAAGGTCCCATCAGAAGCATTGTTGTCAAGACCCGTAAGAAGTTTTTTGTAGATCGTCGTGTCTTGTGTGCCATTGGCATACTTGCGATTCTTATCAAAAATCTCATGCCTTCTTCTAAATACAGAATGTCTGTCGGCAACACTACCCCACTGGGCCTCTATAGCTTTTGCATACTGCAACCCATAACCCTTTGACGCTTTTTCTTCGGGCGAAGCCAAGGGATTGGGAAAGCTCGTTCCAGTCCTGGTTCCGCTTTCGTTATACATGTTGGGTATTATGCTTTTTGCAAATATAGTAAATCAACAGTTTTTACATGTCACAGCTTGTAGCGCCTGAAAAACTTCTTATCTATAAAGTTTGACTGCACTTTTTTGGCCTTAACCTTCTGAGCACCAAGCAACGCCAATCCAGAACTAATCGTAAGGTCAAACTTGGTTCTGTCCGTTATCTTAAATCCTATCCAGTCCTCAAGCGTTCTATTGAAATACATCTTACCCATCATAGCGGTTTCGTAATGCAAGCCAACATGATCGTGTATGTATGCTTCAATTGCCTGAGCATGAGACTGAATAACATCCTGAGAGTTTGACGGGATGCCTTTGGTCTTTGTTTTTATGCCAGAATTTGCAGACATCAAATGCTTAGGTCTATCCATTAGGTATCCATCGTAACCTCTTGATTCAAAGTATCTTGCGATACCGTACTTATTGTTCTCGATTAAGATAGGGTACCCATAAAACACCGCAGCCATCAAGACGTCTTCGTAGAAGATTTTAGCCAAAGGTGGACGGGACGCATATTCTAACACAAACATGTTCGATGGATACTCCATGTGAAACTTGTTGTACAGATGTAGCGCTCCCTTAGACCCCCGCCCATCGACGGTGGCATCAAGGTCGTAGGAGTCAACCCCGCCGACCCCCAGCTCTGCATTTGGCGCAATACGCTTGTTTCTCTCGAAAAGCTTTTTGTTTCTCAAGTCGTCAGGGGGCATCCATGCCACACGGAATCTGCCGTTTGGATCTGGCTTGAAAAAAACCTCTGTGTCCTTCTGTCCCTCTTTCCAGTGAAAGTTTCCTACGACTACTGGATCGGGGTAGAGCTCTTCGTTGTGCTGAATCTGCTCGTAGATCTTACCTATGTTAAACAGGCTGCCATCAATACTATCCCTAAAAGCCTCATCTTCAGTAAAGGGAAACTGCCTGGTTATCTCATTCAGCTCAGATGCATCGTGCTTATAACTGTTTCTTTCATTCTTCAGGTACGTCTTTGACCCCTGATGAATGCTATCACCATCAATACCAGGCAGAACTTCACCAGGATCTTCAGTGACTGCAAATCCATGCTTATCAAAGAAACCTTCCAAAGCGTCATAAGCAGGTATGAATAAGCGATATAGACCGCTTCGAGTCCTTCCATTTGCGTTTCTGTCAGTGGGGTTTGAATCAGACCAAAGGTCTTTGTATTCCTTTCCGCCTTTATCCATGGGGTTCACAGTAGAACCCACCATAGCCTTCCCCACAATCTTACGCCCCACAATAAGGCACGTGCGCTGAATCCTCCAAGCATCACGAATATCCGTCGGCCTCTCCCACTTACCCGCCTCATCAAGATACAATATGTGAAGTTTCTCTCCGTCGTATGCGTTGTTGGTAGTGTTCTTCCAGTTAATTACCGTATTAAGAGCCTCTCCCGTCTGCGTAGTCTTATTTTTCTTCGTGATTCTCTTACTCGGCTCGCGAAAAGCCAACTCCATGCGTGGGTTAGTGGTACCATCTTGAATGGGTTTGAAGAAGAAGGGGTAGTGGCGGAACATGTATACCACCTTCTTCATGAATATATTCTCTTGCGCGTCCTTACCAGTCTTTGACTGGATGCCAAGGAGTTTGTCCTTGACTTGGGTCGCCTCGTCTAGCAGCACAGACGAGCAGATATTCGTGTATCCACTACGTCTGCACTTGGTATAGAGCTGCCCGATACATCGGGGATCCGCCTCACACGCAGCTAAATGTACGAAAATATTTTTTTGGAATTCAAGAAAGTCTGGATACCCGATATCCATTCGGGTCCACTGAAGCATCATATAGTGCCTACCCGTGATATATGTAGGGACACCCTTGTTATAAAACCAAAAGCCCTCACGCCTACGGCGAAACTCCTCTTCGATATACGGAGAAAACTTCTCTCGAAACTCCCTAGGCATCTCCCCCCACTCATCCATAGACTTAATCCTAGACAACTCCTTTGGCATAGGAACCCTCTCCCACAGCTGCATGTGGTCTGGACGTCCATATCCAACAATTTTCTCTTCGGGGGGCTGAGCGGGAAGTAAAATGACCAACCCACCAAGTTCAATACTTTCACCCTTCGTACCCTTGGGGCAAATTGAGATAGCAAGCTCATCATATTCTTCTATCTGTACAAGCGTAGACATGATTTAATTGTACACCTGTCAGGACTCGAACCTGAAACCTACGCATTAGAAGTGCGTTGCTCTATCCTGTTGAGCTACAGATGCAACGAAAGATTAGACGCAATCACCACAATCTGGCACACCCAAGTTTCCAATGTCTGGAAAATCTGGGCCCTGTTGCTTCCAATCGTGGTAACGATGGTGCTTTCTCACAGTGGAGTGAGGAGCGCAGCTAGAAAACAAAAAAGCAATTGAGAATAGAGTAAAAATAAATTTCATGAACGCAAATTAGATTGAATCGCTCTCAAAAACAACTTTTTCTGTTTGTCGGTAAGATTTCCCTCTCTCATTGCGGACCTCAAAAGCCTAAGATTTGTGTTGGTATCCTCTGCGCCAAGAGCATCAAGCATTCTTGATACATCATCAAAACCCCCAGAGAAATCAAGACCCTCAGCTTCCTTTGACGACAGAGCAGATCTAAGAATTGCTTCAAACTCAATTGGGTCATCAATCATATACTTTAAGGGACTAAAATTTTTCTGAGGAGCGTAGAATACAGCATTTGGATCGGAGTCTCTCATGCGGTCATCCAAGGCTTCATAGTCTGAGGGGTCCATGGTGAGAGCAATTCGCCTAGCGGCTCTTCTTATACTTCTGTCTTGAACTCTGCCGTCAGCATTCAAAAGGGCAGCTAGTGGTCCAAACTGTTCAGCATGAATCATCTCATGCTCTATTACGGAGTCATCTACACCAGGATTAGCAACAATTTCTTTTGTATCAGGATTGTAGAAAGCAGAGACACCCTCTAGCATCTCTCTCTCTTGATCGTTCATCGGTCCTCTAACGCCTTTAACTCGACCCCTCCTTCTGCGAGCTCTTGCTTCTTTTCCAATAATAGGTCTCATCGACTTCTTCTTCTTCTGGGTCTATTGTTAGCCCTGTTTATTGATTGAGGCTGCTGCTTAGTTGCATCAGACATTCCCATGTGAGCTTCATCAAGACCATCGCCATTGCCGTATGTACCCTTGCGTCGATTGATACGATTCAAGTTTGCTCTATACCTTCGAGCCTTGAGCCTTGATCCATACTTGGCATATTCTTTTTTGTAGTCTCTCTTCTTGACTCTCATACTACAAATATAAGAAAGTCCGCGAGGTGGGACTTGAACCCACATGTAACCAGTTACCCTTTCTACAAGGTATAAGCTTGAGGGGATACTCGCGGTTATGAGTTTCTACGTTCGTGAGTCTTCCTTCTGTGACAATTAGCACAACGCACTTCGCACTTTCGGATCTCTTTTTTTATTGAGTCGATAGAAAGTGGTCTATGCACCATGTCAGCAATGTTAGCCGTCTTTTCTCCTTTTACGTGATCAAACTCTAAAATCACGGAGTCAGACTCTCCGCAATCTGCACACCCAAAAATTCTTTTGACCCTGTTGACAAAGCTCCTGTTCCACTCCCTTTGGGCTAATTTTGCAACCTTGGCTTTTGACTTGTAATAGTCCTTGTTGTTTTTGTAGTGCTCTTTTTGATAAGCCTTGTTGTATGCCCTCCGAGCCTTAGGGTTTTTGATAGGCATCAGTCCTCAAACTCATCGTTCCAGGACTCTTCCCAGAACTTGTAGTCTCTCTTGGCTCTGTCTTCGTGCATCTTCAAAACGATTGAGTGCCAATCATTTAGAGAATCTTTCAGCGAAACCTCCGCTGTAGTCTTTTGCTTGTTCGATTGATCCATTGTTCGTAAGGTCTTTGATCATCTGTTCCAATCGCTGTCTTTCAACGATAAGGTCTTTGCAATCCGTAGCAGTCTGCTTGATAGACTGGAGTTCTGCTTTCCTCGCGCTCCCGTTGATCTCTGGATCAACAGGTTTCTTGATCTCGTCAATCATGTTGTTGATGGCAGCCTCCATAGACGACATCAAGCGCTTCGCAGCTTCAATCGTCGTAAACTTCTTCATCGAGGGATATGTAAATGGGTGTCTTCTCTCCCACGTAAGATCCAATCACGTTGTATTCAATATGCTCCAAAGCATCGTGCCAGTCCATGCCCTCGTTTACCAAAACACCAATCATTTTGTTGATGTCGTACACAGCAACGACATTGGCTCCATAAGAGCAACCGACAAGAGCTTCATCGAACCCATCAGCAGTAAGGCACTGCTCTTCTGCGAGCACCTCCATCAGTTCTTCCTTATTCATGCTCAACATATAAGAGGTCTTCTTTACGTGTTCTGTAGTATTCCTTGTCGTCTATCTTGATGCGATAGTCTCGGTTCTGCTTGAAGCCAACAACGTCACCTTCCTTCAATCCAAGCTCCTCAAGCCAAGGAGCCTCAAAAGCGACACGACCCTTTGTTGGTAAAGCCTTTTTAAGTTCGACAACCTCGATGACATCTGACTTTGTTTTGAGTTCCTCTTGCTCTACAGGCTCAAGGAGGGCCCACCCAGCAAGGGGGTGTATGTGTCCACTTTTTGAGCTCTTATATCCAATCGCTTGATTGTTTATTGTGTGGTCTGGATCGTACCTAACCAGGTAGTGGTTCTCATGACCAGTCAGTGCTTGACCCTCATTAAGCACGACAAGGTGATGAAAGTACAAAGTATCTCCAGGTTCAACTCCTGTATTGTGTTTGATGGGAGGGGACACCACTGGCCCCTCGGTTACTCTATGCTCAAACTCATTGAAACGAGTATCTACATAAAGCTCAAGACCACTCTCAGTGGTCATGGTGTCGTTAAGCTGCTTTTCTAGCTCTACGACAAATAGATCAAGTGTCTTCATTTTTGTACGGGAACATTTTATTTAATTTCTCTTTTCGTTTTTTGCATCCGCAATCTTTCGACACGGATTCTACCACCTTCTTGAGCCCCGTAGCTCTGGTGATCTTTTCAACTGTATCGCCTAGTCCCTTGCTTTTCATCAGAAGTCGAGATCAAATTCTAGTATGCAGGGCATGTCTTCTACACTCTTCCAGAGAACTTGCCCCTCTGAGTTCTGCATGTAAACCAAGTATCTAGTTTTGCCATGATGGTAAAGGTGACGCTCATCCAAAACTATAGCTGAGACCTTCCCGTCTCCTGCACGCATCCCAACATAGTAAGCCATGGCATCCTTGGGGTCGCGCCCAATAATGATTTTGCGGATAAGCCCTTCCATTTGATTTAATTAAGGGAGATACCGAGGCCATCTAGAAGGCCATCAATATCAAAGTCGTCATCTGAATCTGGCTCAATATACGACTCTTTCATGAAATCTACGATGATTTCAAGTTCCGTGGCGGTCCTGAGATCATACTGAAAGAAAGTCTTCATGGTGCTGTTCTCTTCATCAACAGGTTTTAATATACCCACAACAAAAGCAGACATCACCTTGTCTTCCATGTCATACCTCTTGACTATCTCTGTTACAGCCAATGCAATTTCCTGCATTTCAAACCAAAAACCCTCCTCTGCTATATCTTCGTATTCACTCATATCCCCTAATTAAATGCCCAAAAGCTCAGTATCTAAGAAAAAACTCTTTAGAGACTTCTCGAAGCTTAATCAAAGGTACGTAAAAAACAACTACCTTAAAGACCTGAGAAACAACATCTTACGTTTCTGCGAAAGCAATGACATTTTTGAGAAGGAGCTGATGTTCATGCTCTGGGCATACGACCTAGAGTTCTGGACTCTAGACTATGCATCAAAAGAATACGGGTATCAATCAGCCAAGAAGATGGGCGAACGTATTGTATATGAGCTAGTTAAGCAGGATTACATATACAAACACTTTGACAAGATGACCCCCTCAAACACAAGAGAGGATCACCTGTTCAGAGAAGAGACCAAGTACAACTACAGAGTAAGGTACGCCCTCACTCAGAAGGCTCGGCTTTTAGTGCAGAGGTTTTACGCTCTGTTTCAGCGCCCTTGACCCCTGTAAGACTTTTTGTACTTCCTGGAAGCTTTGTGGTTGGAGGTCTTTGATTTAGAATGGACTCCAGGACGCTTCGTGTTAGAGGAGGGTGCATACTGATTTACTGCTTTAGCCATAGATAAATTGTATTAGTACTTGCCTTGTTATTTATTCTTCGTAGCTCATGTAAGCCTCAAAATCAACCCACCAGTCTCCGCTTGGGTCGTTAAGAATGGCTAAAATTTCTTCGTGAGTATAAGTGGTCAAAGAAGATGCACCGTATGGTGTTGATCCATCCCACCTAAGTAAACACTTGTCTGTGTTTCTTACTGTCTTTCTCAAGGCATCCACAGAGCCGTCGACACTTTCGTTTGCCGTCCTAGTAAGGAGATCAGCTGTATCTATAATTGCGTACTTTCTCATGATGGCACATCAGTTGTAAAGGTTGCTCCCGTAACGGTCAAGTTGTTACTGTTGCTGCTTGAGTCGTCTCCGTTATCTTCAAGTCTCCAGTAACCAACCAATCCAGACCTGGATGACTCATCTGCAGGAACTCCGCTGTTGTAGATTGCTGATACGTCAGAAGAGCTCAACGCAGAATTGTACATTGAGATTTCATCATACTCAACTTGGTGAAACGAATCAGAACCCAAGTTAAAGGTAGATGAACCGAGAGCTAAGTCACCAAAGTTTATACTACTGAAATCAACTCCGTTTGAACTGTTTGTATTGTAGGAGAGCTCTGAGCCGTTGACATAAAGCTTATTTGTTCGAGAACTTGCTCCAGCATCAGAGGTCAACACGAAGTGATGCCACGTATTATCGGCAATAGAGCTGCGTAGATCGCTATCTGTTCCAATGTTGACAAAGAAGGTAGAGCCAGTGTTTCCAAATAGCACTTGTAGGCGACCAGGTGAGGAATGACTGTCGCCATTAGCATAAAAATAAATACTTTGAATACCTCCTGCAAAAAAGATAGAACTAATAAAAAACGGGTCAGTACCACTTGTAGCAGGGAAGAAGTTGGCCTTTTTTATCCACCATGATATACTAAAGTCACCTGCGCCAATAAGACCAGGTATGGTTGCGTTTGATGCCCAACGAGCCACGTCATTGGTTCCATCAAAGCTCAATGACTTTGTGTTGGAGAAAGCAGCTCCTCTTTCTACAGCAGCGCTTCCTGTGGTTAACGAAATCGCATTTAATCCTAGCCCTAGCATTATCCACTGCAGCTTTCGCAATCCTCAGGAGAGTCGAGGTTGCAGGTTATTTCTCCAGACTCAATCTTGTCTTCTTGCTTCTTTAGCTTGTCCTGATCCAGGAAGCTGATGTCGTCAAACTCTTCTTCGATCATAGCTGCTTGTACATTACTTGGTAGTACACTTTTCCTTCATCATCCCTACAAGCGCGGAGGCACCTTTTACGATTAGTGCCACCATGAACATAAGAGACGTGAACCCAATCAGGATTGTCTTCATCGCCAAACTCCCACACCATTTGATCGAACTCCAGATTCTCTCTAATGTAGTTGAAGAGCTCAGCGTTAGTGATAACGCCGTATACATCGCAGTCAAGGTCGAGTGCTCTTCCTTCCATATGCTGACTACGCTTTGACCCACCGATTGCACGGTTGAGATCAGGCGATCTATAGCCTGACGACACGTATATAGGAACTCCGAAATGGTCGCGACAAGGCTGAAATACGTTTTCTGCAATCGCTTGTAAATTTTCGACAACCCAGTCATCATGAGGCTCGTTGTTTATTCCAAGCCTTGTAGCTGTCTTGCTTTTCAAGCACTCGGAAAGTGAAAGATTCTTAGATAGTTTCATTTTAATTTGGTAGTCTTGATCTGCGGGAGTCAATGACTTCGCTTCTTCTGTCAAAATATCTCGCAAGAGCCTGCATCAATGGCATATTTGCTCTAAAGCTGCCATACGGACTTCCAATGGTAGATCTTTTCTCAAAGTATCTTGCTAATTTTTCTCTTGAGTCTGATCGGTCTCTCTTTCGCTTATCTGAAGCATCAGCCATAGCAATCAGAACATCGCCAAGACCTTTAGACTTGACTCCTTTCTCAGCATTCTTTCCCCCTCCCCCGCTAACATCAACTCCTTCTTTTACGTCTCCGTGACAATCGACTTGTCCTGTCTCTTCGTTAAATACGCAAGACTCTCCGAAACCAGACCCGTCATCAAAATCAGCACCCCCAGCAGTAATGTCCTTATCCTCTTCTTCTGCTTGACGCTCAAGGCGCTTTTGATTCATAGATCGCCCAAGGTTTCTGAGCAATCTTGATGTGCTCAGGTCGGAGGTGGCGATACCTCTCTCTTTGGCTCTAGGGTTTATTAGACCCTTCATGCCAAGATAACCTTTCTTCTTGGGATTCTTTGGTTTTGACATTTACCCGTTTATTTAAGCAGCAGCAAATATCTCTACATCACATGTTGCTGTATCCGCTTGGATACCAACTGAGTCAATGTTTGCAAGTGAAACTGACGCCCCACCTGCTGCATTTGCATCCATAGATTGATTGTTCAGAATAAAGCTGTCACCAGCTTCAAGCTTTACAAAATACTCTTCGTTGTTTCCTCTGATCCGTACAGTAACGAAGTTGCTGCTGTCAAGGTTGGTGAGTCTCAAGTAGTCGAGAGTGCCATCCTTAATTGTACCAGCTGCTACAGCAGAATCAAAAAGCAACACGGTTTGCTCTGCAGAGTGCAGGCAGCTCACAATCCTGTGATCAATCTGAGTTACCGTCTCTGTGTGCGTGTTTGTAGATCCACGAGAAGCACCATTAAGGGTTACTGCTTCTGTTATAGTTACCGTAAGTGTTGCCATAAGGCAAATATACTTAGTTATTTTTAATCACCCTGACTCTGCCGCCTCTTCTGTACAGCCCCGCTGTCTTGGCAGCACCTCTTATAAGTCCCGCTTTGACGAACCCAAGGTCTTTTGCTGATATGATGCTATCCAAAAGCATCTTGGTATCTAGATCATAATTCTCTCTGAGTCCAGAAATGACGTCTTTGATTTCCCCAAGATTGCCCATGACGTTGCTTATGCCTCCCGTCACGTCACCTCTATCTTGTGGTGCTACAGATTGAACGAGAGTTAGAAGACTCTGCATCTCGTCATCACTCATCCCCTGAAGCTTTTCATAGTCTAGCCCCTCAAGCTGAGGAAGAATAGCTAACTGCCTCCCAGTAATCGCTTGAGCTCTTCTTATGAAATCTTGCTTTGGGTCAAGCTTGTCTCTTTTGGGATCACCCATAGAGCCACCCTCTTCAAATCTTTTTACCCTGAATCCAGGTCTGCGCGTTCTAATGCTTTTCATGGGTTATGCCTTGAACCTACCTCTATAGCGCTCCTTCTTCCCGTCGCGTACAATGTACCCTCTTTCACGAGTCACACCCCTTTTGTTGGTCCTCTGACGAGACTTCATAGTAGTCCTCCCGTGCTTGTCTTTCACTTCCAGGTCTTGCTTGATCTTCTCTTTCGTCCCCTTACCGATAACTCGGTTCTTCTTCTTAGATGACGTGTTCAGCTTAGTGACATCACCCGTCTTCATATCCGTATGGGTAGACTTCTCACTAAACTCCTGACGCAGCTTTTCTTTGGTCTTACCCCTTTTGTTCGTCTTTCTCTCCTGTGAGGTGGACATCCTAGAGTCAACCTTGACTTGAACGTCTCTTTTTTCACCCACTTTAGCGCCTGGGTCGTAGTTCGCCTTGGGTAGTTTCTTCTTTTTTACTCGCATACAGCAAATATAAAAGATTAAGACTTACCTCTAAATCGCCTGATAGCCTCCTTGCCTCTTTTGAATATAGATGCCACCTCTGTTTTACCCATGACCTCGGCCCTCTGCTCCCCAACAGTAAGTATCTGAATCTTTCTTGCAAAGGGTTTGTTGATTCCCTTGACTTTAGCCACTGTTGCTCGCGCATCAGCAGGTGTAGCAAACTTGATACTCACAGTATCCTTCGGGTTCTCATCCGTATAAAGCCTCCTGCCGCTCCCTTTGGGCTTTTTACCCGTCCCAACCTTAGGATCTCGCTTTTTTACCTTCATGGTACAACTATCCTTGCGTTATAAACAGAAAAGATTCACTGTGTAAACACAAAAGCTAGCTGTTTCTGTCTTAACAAAGTGTCAATCGCTTCGATATCGTAAAGGTATAAACAAATTTCTGAAAAGTCAACCCTAAAGCGTCACTTCAAACAAAGCATGGTAACTCATTGCAAACCAGCATGTTGCATATTCTTGCCTGAAGAGCGGTTTTTTGATCTGTGATCAAGAAAAGCTCGAAAAAAGTGGTGAGTAATACATAGGGTGGGGATTATATGTATCGCTAGGCGGTGCCTGCGGCGACCCTAAATGACTATCACATCGCAAAACTACTATGCACGCACAGCATTGCGCAAAACTTTCAGCTTTTTTGTAACTGACTGACTACGAGTCACTTACAGCCATTCAGTGAAGCATCGGTAGAGGCAACGTCCTGCAACGTGTTGTAACTCAAGGGGGAACAATACCCCCCTAGGTCCTGCGCCGTTGCATTATGTACCCTGCCACGGGGTCCGACTGCGTTAACATCTATTGGCGAAAATCTCTTGCATATGTCCCGCCGTTTGTGTAGTGGCGTCCCCTTTGGGCCGTTAACGTTTCTTGTGAGAATCCTCTTGGTGGTTCGTGCTTGTTTTCGTATAGGTCACCCCGTCTGAGGCTTTCACATTTGTTGGCTGTTTTGGCTTGGTGCTTTGGTGCCGTTTTCGTATAGGGTGTCCCCGTCAGTTCCCCTCATTATGTCAAGTACAATTTTAACATTTCGGGCCTGTATTTTAACATTTCACAGTTGGTAGGTCATGACATGCTGTTGTATATTAGGGTATGAAACAAGGGGGGGGATGAACCCCCAACAGACAAGCAACATATCAACAGCAAAGGGATGAAGGTACTAAACACAATCAACCCCCACCCTACGCGTGCCGTCCACGACGGCAGGTATAGGCGTGAGTACAGCAACAAGACGTGGGGAGCGTCACGGGGCCAACGGGCCTCACGTTCCAAACGTAAGGCGGACGCGCTCGTGGACGAGTTCATGCGGACGGCATCGAAGGCCCGCGCCTACGACGACCGACGCGCCAAGCGAAAGCGCACGGCCTGACATACACGGCCCCACACGGGGTTATGACTGAGGGAGCCCCTCAGTAGCAAAAACACGGCACAACCACACCCAAGGTACACGG